TTTCAAGCAACCATGGTGAGCGTTTCTGAAGCACCCCCCACTAAACCAGTCACTTTAGTAAACATGACACTAGGGTTTATTAATAACCTTTTAATAGTTAATCCCCCAGATCAGGTACAAGAAGCGGTAGATGAACAAAACACTAAAAGCACCAATGTATTGGATGTAGACTTCCTAGAAGAAAACTTTGATGAAGATGAACTAGACGAAGATGAACTAGAGATAGATAGACTGTCGATAGATTTATTAAGTGTAGATTTTTTAATAGATTTATTAGCTTTTATAGAAGGTGAAGAAAGAGTCTCCAAGATAGGAGATGTAACGATAGAAGGTATCATCGCAGGATATGACCCAAAAGCTCAAGTCTATAGTTTTGTAGACGGAGAAATGCTAACCTTCTTTAGAAGTGTGGAAAATACAGTAGACTTACAAATAGAAAAAAGGAGTGCTTACAACATACAGATATTATCTGCTGGTAAATTTATAGATATAACAGTGAACGGAGGAGGAGATGGTACGATTATTATTAATCAGTCTGATTAGTTTCCCACTAATGGCGGGGAACAATGCAATTACTGTTCAGCAGAAAGGCGATGACTCCGTCATTAACATTAAGCAAGTAGGGTATACAAACAATGCCACAGTCTATTGTGGTTTAAGCAACGGAGTTTACCAAACACACACCTGTACTAGGGCAACAATCAATTTAAACACCACAGGCTCAGGAAATACGACCAAAGCATATTCGCAATGGTCTAATCACTCAGATAATACTTTCAACATAACTCAAGATGGGGATAACAATTATGGGTATCTTGACCTAGATAAAGATGACAATACAGGCACTGTTACGCAGACAGGCGACAGCAATCATGGTGAGATATTAATGGCAGGAGATGACACAAACTATTCAATAACTCAAACTGGAAATAATAAGTATGCAAAGATATTGGCATTTGGAGATGATGCCACTACAACCATTACACAATCAGGAACAGGACAACATAACGCTTACGTCTATAACTACAACTACGCTGATAGGAATACCACAACGATTACACAATCAGGCTCAGGAGACCATGATGCAGATATATTTTGGTATTCAGACGCAGATGATGGAACAGCCTCAATAACTCAATCAGGCTCAGGAGACCATACCGCCAGACTCAATTTCTATAAAGACGATTACAACGTGGCAGTAACTCAAAGTGGAGTAAACGATAAATCTTTTACAGCGACTTACAATTGTGTAACTAATTGCACAAAAACAGTTACTATAACCCAGTATGACTAAATGGCTGACTCTTCTAGGTTTATTAGGTGTATTGACCTTACCCTTAGTCTTTCAACTCACCCCTTTAGAGATACTTAAATTAAAAACATTTGACTCATTAGTTACTGAGGAAAAGCCCTCAGGTCATTTTACTGTGTTAAACATAACCGAAGAGGACATAGCTAATGAAGGTGGTTATCCTTTATCCAGACAGACTCTCGCACAAATACAAATAAGCTTATTACGCAAAGGTGCAATAGGTGTGGGTTGGGTATTAGCTTTCCCACAACCTGATAGGTTTGGGGGTGATTTTATGTTCACTGAATCTTTAGCTTTTGCCCCAAGTGTTCTAGCTATGTTTGAAAACGACAACGGAAAGTACCCACCAACTACTGGTACTGTTATTCTAGGTGATGATAAAGGTGGTCTTAATTCAAAAGGTGTTATAGAAAATATACAGGTTTTAAAAAATAATGCTAATCAAGGTATAGCAGTTGCAAGAACTGATGTTGATTCACTTGTTAGAAGATTACCTCTACTTCTTCGTACCCCTGATGGTTGGGTTCCTGCATACGGGACAGAGGTGTTAAAGATTTTAGCAGGAGCGGACACCTACGTTATAAAAACAAACGAGAATGGATTAGAGGAAATCAGGGTTAAGGGTTTGTCCCCTGTTCCTGTTGATTCTTTAGGTCGTAAATGGATTAGTTGGGTAGACACACCTCAAACAGATCTAAAAGAAATGGACGTAGAAAATAAATTTGTGTTTGTAGGCTTTACTGCTAAAGGTATTATGCCTCAGTTAGCAACTCCTGTTGGTTTATTGGAACCACACAAAATACAAGCTGCACTTGCAGAAAGTATCTTGATAGAGAATAGTCCTTACATACCTGACTACTCAATAGCTGTGGAGTTGTCTCTCTTACTTATTTCTATTCTATGCATCTGGGCTTTAATAAACTTTTTTGGAATAACTTTTGGTATTATTTATGCTGTCCTTTTTATGTCCTCTACTGGATTCTACGGTTATTGGACAATACAACAAGGGGTGTTGATAGACGTTACTTGGACATTAATTTCCCAATTCATAACTGCTTCTACTGCGTTTTATATAAGGTTTAGAGAACAATACAAACTCAGACAACAGATTAAGAAACAGTTTGAACACTATCTAGACCCTAGACAAGTAAAAGAACTACAAAAGAACCCTGACCTTTTAAAATTAGGTGGAGAAAAAAGATACGCTACTTTTTTATTCACAGATGTACGTGGTTTTACTTCAATGTCAGAAAGACTAGAGCCTGAGGAAGTAACTTATATAATGAATAAAGCATTAACTGCTCAACAAAAAGCAGTTCAGAAACATGGTGGTATGGTTGATAAATATATAGGTGATGCAATGATGGCTATATTTAATGCACCAATAGACCAAGACTTTCATGAGAATAAAGCTATAGACTGTGCTAGAGACATACAGAAAAACATGGACGATTTAAACTATGAACTTGCTCATAAAGGATTACCCCCTGTTGCTATTGGTGTGGGTATTAATACAGGTTACGCAGTTATAGGCAACATGGGTAGTGAATCAAGGTTTGACTATACTGCTATTGGGGACGCAGTCAACACAGGTGCACGATTAGAATCAGGAACTAAGGAAGCAGGTGTTGATGTATTGATAGGGTACAGCACTGCTATAAAAAGCGATCATCAACTAAAAGAACTAGAGCCTTTAAGTGTCAAAGGAAAAGAAAAGCCTTTACAAGTTTACACATGGAGTTAAAATAAAATCATGCTGCCAGGAGAAAGAAGAAATCCACCAAGACCTATGTTTACTGCCGAAGAACTAGCCGATTCTATGGTTAGGAATTACGGTTCCACAGATTTTGGTAAAGGAAGGGGAGACATACCTCCTGAATGGTTGAACAGAGAATTAGCAATGTTAAAACTTCCATTAGAAATGTATGCAGGTGATAAATTAATCCGAGGAGCAGGGTGGCTAGGTAAAAAAGGTTTTCAACAATTACCACAACCTGCTCAAGATAAAGTTCTTGGTGGTATTACAAGTTTAAGAGCAAAAGCTGCATCCCGTAATCCTCTCGCAGCCTGGAGAGGTGCTCCTAAGGTTAAAGGTCAAGGGAATGTAAAAGAAATTTTTGTAGACAAACCCAGCTACCATGGAACAAACGACCCCATAAGGTTTGAAAGAATGGGTTCTAAAGGTAATGAATTAGGAGTGCAGGCTCCTGTTGGTAGAGGTAATTCTTTTTCTGTTACTTCTGACCATAAGTTTGCCGATAAGTTTGCTAACAGGTCAGCAGGAGAAGACATCAACGCAAGAGTTATACCTACGGTCTTAGATAAAAAATATTCTAATAAGATTCTTGATTATAGAAACCCTAAACATAGGGAATACATAGCTACCGAATACAAAAACGAAAGAAAAAAGATTAAGAAGGATTTATTTAAAAAGGACGGTACTTTAAGAAATGACAGGGTTCTAGCTGAAAAAGAAGCTGCATTTGATAAAGTTACAATGGATAATATAAAGGATTTAAAAGATTGGGAAAAATCAAATTGGGAAGTTTTAGAAACAGTTTCCGAAAGGGTTAAAGAAAGGGGTTGGAAAGGTTACACCACAGTTGAGGAAGGTACATTAAATCTACAAGTCCTTGACGGGAAGATGATAAAAGGAATAAGGGATAAAGACACTGGTCAATTAATGTATAATACTCCTAAGCCTTTGAAAGAATTAAAAGAGGGTGGTCCAGTTCGTGAAGGTATAATGACTTTACCTAAACCAGTAAACGTAAGAAAGAAACAGGTCACGGTACATAAACCTTCTAAGTCTTTAAAGAAACAGGGTTTTAATAAAGAAACCAGACTAAAAGCCCAGTATAAAAACGTATCTTATATTGGCTAGACTATCCAATCTTGCCAAGACTTTTCTTCACCAAGCACTTTAGAAGCAATATCTTGTTTAGCTTTTAATGAGTTAACAATCTTTTCGTCTACTGTGTTCTTACAGATGATGTCGATGTAGGTGACTTTATTAACTTGCCCTATTCTGTGTGCTCTGTCTTCCGACTGTAAACGCTTCTCAAGGTCAAAGTTATTAGAGTAATAGACCACTGTATTTGCAGCAGTTAAATTGATTCCATATCCCCCTGTTTGTGTGTTACCTACGATGTACTTCAATTCACTTGTCTTATCTTGAAATAATTTCACTGTTTTACGTCTATCCTCGTCTGTAGTATCACCATAATAAGCACCTACTGAGCCTTTACCATACTGGTCTTGTATGGCTCTTAAAATCCTCTGTATATCGTAGCGGTAATTAGCCCATATTATTACCTTTCCTTCTGTTTCTTCTAATATATTCATTAACTCCTCTAACCTAGCTGATTTTAACTCTACATCTTGTTTTGTATCTGTTCTAGTAAACCCACAGGATATTTGATGTAGTCTCAGTAGTTGAGTAATAACCGAAGTAACTGAAACTTGTTCACTATTACTGAGTTCAGTCATAGCGTATCTTTTTATTTCATCATAAGCTTTCTTTTGTTCAGGTGTCATCTCTATCTTACGAGTTGTATACACTTTATCAGGTAAGTCTAAGCAATCTTTCTTTAATATACGGTAACTAAAAGGTTGTAGTAATTCGTTTAATTCATCTAAGTTCTTGTACCCTATAACTTGCTTAAAGGTACGACCACCTGCACTTCTATCAACCATTTCAGCATACCTTGCTCTAAAACTATAGTAACTACTGAAACCCAGTAAAGCTGGATCTAAAAACTCACACTGAGTATACAGGTCTAAAGGACTACGAGTAACTGGCGACCCAGTAAGAATTCTTCTGTGAACTGCATACTTTGCTAAACGTAAAGTGTTCTTTGTTCTTGCAGCACTTGGTGATTTTATGGTAGTGCTTTCATCAATAGCAAACAACACCCTTTTATTAAGTAAGAACTTAGAAGCAAAATCTGTGCCTTTCTTTGTACTGAAAGCCTCTATGTTCATTATAACAAAATTTAAATCTTTAGAAAACTTTAGTATCTCTTCCCTTTCCTTTTGGTTTTTCTGAGTTTCAGAGGGAGACCACCTGTAAACTTGTTTATCTATGTAGTCTGGTACATGGGTAGGTATTTCACCGTCAACCCAATTATCATAAACCCCTTTAGGAGCAACTATTAATGCAGAATTTATTAAACCTTTTAAATAAAGGATAGAAATATTGTCTAATAATACCTTAGACTTACCACAACCCATCTCCATAAATAAAGCGTGTTCTGTATTTTCCCATGATTTCTCAAGAGCATCTTTCTGGTGATCATAAGGTTTTGTCTTATATTGGTATTCTAGCATATAGTCTCTTTAATCTAAGTAGATAACTAGAGTTCATGTGAATAGAATTTTTAAGATGTGCACTCTAATTATCCAAGATAAGGATATAATAAGAAATAATATAAGTAAAGCCATTTAAAAAGATTTAAACACACGTAATCACCAGATATTGAGTAAAACACCCAATATTGAGGTAATAGCCTTACTCAATATAACGAAAACCCTCTGTAAATTAACAAAGTAAATGAAAATATATTGGGCTATTGGCTAAAACTGTCCAAAAACTGTTTTTATTTTTTAAAAAATTTACATCCATATAATAGCTAATAGTACATTTGTATTATTATCACTTTACTTATCCCCTATATAGGACTATACTCTATCCAAGATAAAAGAGAAAACTATGACAGTCTACGTGGTTCAAAAACCCGATAAAAAGAAAAATATATTGTCAGCTACCGAATATGGTGAGTTGAACTTTATATTATCTGAAGAGGACAATATCATGTACGAACCTGAATCAGTTACCTCTGAAATCAAAGACTCTCTTCAAAACTTTAGTGATGATGACTACTTATTATTAATAGGGGATCCTGTGGCAATAGGAGTTGCTACACATTTCGCTTTACTTTCTAATGAAAATAGTGCAAAAATACTAAAGTGGGATAATAGAGAGTATAAATATTATTCAATAAAACTAGAGGTATAAATGACAATATTAAAAAGTATAGAAGAAGATAGTAAAAAGGAGATGGGTGTTAACGTAGAAGATAGAGGGTTAAAAACCATTTCAGAATTAGCGTTAAAACAATCACAACTGGAAGAAAAGATTTTTGAAAAAGAATCAGAATTAAAATCAATAAAACAAGAACTCAAAGAAATTGCTGAGGTACAACTCCCTGAGGCTCTCCAAGAAGTGGGTGTTTCAGAGTTTAGTTTAGTGGATGGCACAAAAGTAAGTGTCACTCCCTTTTATAGTGCAAGAATAACCACAGACAATAAAGAAGAAGCTTTTGATTGGTTTCGTAAGAACGGACATGCGGATTTAATTAAAAATACAGTGTCAGTAAGCTTTGGTAGAGCTGAAGATGATACTGCATCCTCTCTATTAGAAAAACTTGATAGTCAAGGTTTCCACCCTGAACAAAAGGAATGGGTAGAGCCGATGACTTTGAAGGGTTTCGTTAGAGAGCAGGTAGAGAAAGGTAACGACCTCCCTTTTGACACCTTAAATATATATGTAGGTCAAAAAACCAAAATAACAAAAAGGTAAATAAAAAATGGCTGAAGAAAAATTAGCAAAAAAAGAAGAAAAAGGTGGAACTGCACTTGCTGTCAACTTTATGGATGACGCAGGAGCAGGTCTTGAGAATGTAACACAGGATGATCTTGTGATCCCTCGTTTAAAACTTACACAGGCTTTGAGCCCACAAGTTCAAAAACATGACGGTGCATTTATAGATGGAATAAGTGTTGGGGATATCTTTAATACTGTATCAAACGAGTTTTGGTCTGGTGAAGAAGGTATCACTATTATTCCTGTTACTTATAAACGTGTATTCCTAGAATGGGGTCCAGAGAGAGGTGGTGGTTTAATTGCTACCTACGATGATGCTGCTATTCTTCAACAAACTACGAAGAATGAAAGGTATCAGGACATCCTACCTAATGGTAATACTATACAAACAACTGCAAACCATTATGTTTTGCAGGTCCAGGAAGACGGTAGTTTTACTCCAGTTATGTTAGCCATGACAGGTACACAACTTAAGAAGTCTAAACGCTGGAATTCCATGATGGCAAGTATTAAGATTAAAAGTTCAGATGGACAAATGTTCACTCCTGCAACTTATAGTCATAAATACAAGTTGACTTCCGTGCCCGAATCAAATGATTCTGGTAGTTGGTATGGTTGGAACGTAACTAACTTAGGTATGTTAATAGACACCGAAGCAGATTTATACACATCTGCTAAAGAGTTTGGCGGTACTGTTAACGCTATAAGTTACACGTCTCAAGACGAAGTAGCGTAAAGCTACCGAGTAGGGTGGGGGATCTTTTATCCTCAAATTTATGTCCTCCACTTTTACTTGCTTATTAAGAGAATAGATGAAAGAAACTGCACAGAAATTTTATGAACTTTTTAAAGGCTCAGGTCGAGCACATGGTACATTTGAAATTAGTGACAGCAACGACATTAAACAAAAAGGTGTAGGTAAAACTATAAGAAGTGGTGGTGTAGAACTAAAACATTGGAACAGCCACCTAGAAGGTAATTACGGTATAGGTGTTATACCGATAAACGAAGAGAACAGGGTTTGTTGGGGTTGTATTGATGTAGATGTCTACCCCCTAGAATTTAAACATCTAGTAGGAATGGTAGAAAACTTAAAATTTCCTTTAGTTGTTTGTCGTAGTAAAAGTGGTGGTGCTCACATATTTTTATTCACAAAAGAATTTGTACCAGCAGGGGAAATGCAAGATGTACTAAGAGATTTATCAGCTTCATTAGGTTATGGTGGTGTGGAGATATTCCCTAAACAAAGGGAGATACTCGTAGACCGTAGTGATGTAGGATCATGGTTGAATATGCCTTATTTTGGAGGAGACAGTTCTACAAGGTACGGTTATGACAATAATGGAATGCATTTAAACCCCGAAGCTTTTCTAAACTTTGCTGAAAAACGTAAAGTAACCAGAGAACAATTAAACAATATACAAATACCTAACGCTGAAGAATTAATTGATGGTCCACCATGTTTAAAGGTTTTGTTAAAACAAGGCTTCCCAGAAGGTACAAGGAATAATGGCTTATTTAATATAGGTGTTTATCTAAAGAAAGCCCACCCAGATGAGTGGGAGAAGAAGATAGAAGATTTTAATAGGAAGTATGTTCACCCTCCTCTTCCTGCGTCAGAGGTATTAACCTTAATTAAAACCCTTTCAAAGAAAGAGTACAATTATAAGTGTGGGGATGAACCTATACGCTCATACTGTAATAGGAATAAGTGTTTAACTTGTAAGCATGGGGTTGGCGATGCACATGGTGCTCCTACCTTTTCTAGTCTAGCTAAACTAGACACAAGACCGCCTTTATGGTTTATGTCTATTGATGACAGACGTATAGAACTAACAACCGAACAATTACAAAACCAAATTAAGTTTCAAAGGGTTTGTATGGAACAACTTAATTTAATGCCCCCTAGATTAAACGAAAGAGGTTGGCAAAACTTAGTACAACATTTAATGGGTAGTGGTATGGAGATAATAGAAGTAAGTGAAGATGCTTCTATAGAAGGACAGTTTATGGAACACCTTGAATCCTTTTGCACTGACTTAGCCCAAGCACAAGCTAAAGAGGAAATCCTTTTAGGAAAACCATGGACAGAAGAAGGTAAAACTTTCTTTAGGTTAAGTGATCTAAGGGATTACTTAATGAAGCATAGATTTACCGATCTTCCTTTAAATAGTATGGCTTCTAAACTAAAAGACTTAGGAGCAGTACATGAGTTCTGGAATATCAAAAAGAAAGGTGTAAACGTCTGGGCGATAAGTGCCTTTGAGTATGAAGACGATGGCTTAGACACCCCAGATATGAATGAGGAGGCATTTTAATGGAAAATTGTTATAAAGGTTTATTTTGGAACATGGAAACCAAAACATTCCAAAGATGGGAAGAGTATGTGGAATATAGTGGTAGGTCCACCAGGAACAGGGAAGACAACCTTCCTCCTGGAAAAGACTGAAGAATTAATAGAGAAGGGGTTTGCCCCTAACAGAATAGGGTACTTAGCTTTCACTAGGAAAGCTGCAAACGAAGCCCTCACTAGAGCAACACAAAAGTTTGATTTAGATACCGATGACTTACCCTTTTTCCGTACGATACACTCACTATGTTATCAATCTTTAAAATTAGGTAAAGCAGATGTTATGGCAGGTAGTAACTACAGAGAACTTGGTGAAGTTTTGGGCGAAAAATTAAGTGGCAGCTGGAACATGCTAGAAGGTGCCGTTAGAGTCACGACGACTGCAGACAAAATGTTATTTTTAGAGAATACTGGTCGAAATCAATGTTTAGATCACAAAACTCAATATAATAAAAGTAATCCTGATTTTTCATGGCTACACTACGACTGGTTCTGTAGGTCTTATAAGAAGTATAAAGACTCTAATTTTTTAGTGGACTACACCGATATGCTTGAAAAGTTTATTGAACTAACTTCTATCCCTAAGTTAGATGTCCTTATAGTTGATGAAGCGCAAGACTTATCTGCGTTACAATGGCAGTGTATTTTAAAATTATCTGAAGATGTTGAGCATGTCTATATAGCGGGAGACGATGACCAAGCTATCTTTAAATGGGCAGGGGCTGATGTAGAAAAGTTTATAGGTCTTAAAGGTAACATCATAGCACTTACTCAATCTTATAGAGTACCAAAAGCTGTGCACAAAGTTGCTCAAGACGTTATAAAAAGGGTAAAGGAAAGAAGAACAAAAGAATGGATTCCTAGAGAAGAAGAGGGATCAATAAAATACCATCGTTCTTATGAGCACATAGACTTTAGTGAAGGTGAATGGTTAGTGCTTGCTAGGAATAACTACCTTTTAAACAACGTACAGGGACACCTACGTTCGTTAGGATATCTTTATCAAAGAAATAATACGTTATCCGTAAGTGAGAACCTTCTTTTAGCAATAAGAGCATGGGAAATGTTAAGAAAAGGGGAAGCTGTCCCTTTTGAAAGGGTAAAAGCTATCTACTCCTACATGTCAGTGGGGAAAGGTATTGAAAGAGGGAAGAAGCGTTTAACACATGCTGATACCGATTCCTTTTATACGTTGGAAAACTTAAAGAGTAGTCATGGACTACTTGTAGATAGTATTTGGCATGAAGCTTTTGATAGACTAGGTGTAAAGGAAAGGGAGTATTTGATTTCATGTCTTAGAAGAAATGAAAACACAAACACACCTAGAATAAAACTAACAACCATACATGCCTCTAAAGGTGGGGAATCAGATAACGTAGTTTTACTCACCGATGTGGCAGGTAGTACATGGGAGGAATTAACACATAACCCCGACACAGAAAATAGAACATTTTATGTTGGCATAACTAGGACTAGACAGAACCTACATGTCATACAGTCCTCTACGAACAAGTATTTTACAATTGCCTACTAATGTCTATACATAGTAAAGTAGTTATAGTAAAGTGGTATATATGATGAAACTAAACGAAGCAAAAAGACACAGGGATTTCTTTGATTTTATAAATGAAAGACATGCCATATACTTAAACAAAGAAGCAGGGGCAGACTACCCTTGGACAGAAGATGAAATACTTATTAAGTATAGCTTCTGTAATGTGTTTAGAGAACTAGATACTGTTACAAAATGGATTAGGCAGAACTGGTGTGTGCCTTATATGGATCACCCTAATGTTCCCTTTGCTATGGCAGTAGCCAGACAAATAAATTGGCCATCCACTTTAGAAGAAATAGGATTTCCCGATACATGGGAACCTGAGAGGGTAAAGAAAATTATGCAGGCTAGAATGGATGCTAAGAAAAAGGTTTACACAGGTGCCTATATGTTAACTGGAACTTTAGGCGGAACTAAAGTAGAACAAACTATAGACAAGATCCTAACACCTCTGTATAATAAACCACCAGAATTGCACATGAATTCTCTAGAACTAAGTTGGAAAGAATATCTCCCTTATGCTGGATTTAGTGGGTTTATGGCTTATGAGGTGGTCACTGACTTACGGCATACAAAATACTTAAAGAATGCCGATGATATAACCACTTGGGCTAATGCTGGTCCAGGAGCAGTTAGGGGATTAAACCGAATACACGGTAGAGACATTAAAAATGCTTTATCTAAAAAAGAATCTTGTCGTGAGATGTATGATCTATTGATGATTAGTGACAGGTATATAGAAAATCATGTACCTGTTCTAGAAATGAGGGATATAGAACATTGTCTTTGCGAATTTGATAAATATGAGCGTGTGCGTTTGGGTCAAGGTAAACCAAGAGCACAATATAAACCAAACAGAAAGAAGGAGGATTGGGAAACATGAAAATATTTATACCAAGCAAGAGTAGGCACAAAGAACAAATTACGTTATCCTTTATGCCTGATGAAATAAAGGCTAACACTACTTTAGTTATTGATGCCTCTGAGGAAGAGGATTATGCTAAAGTACATGATAACCTTTTAATTGTCCCCGAAGAAATCAAAGGTATTTCAGGGGTTAGGCAATATATCTGGGATAATTCAGATGACCCACGTATCGTTATGCTAGATGATGATTTAAGGTTTTATGTAAGAAAAAGTCCTACCGATTGGCACTTACGTTATTTAGAGCCAGAAGAATACCACGGAGTTTTTGGGTTATTAGATGAATGGATGGATCAAGGTTATGGACACTGTGGTGTTAGTGCTAGGGAAGGTAATAACCGAGTAAAAGATTTATCAGCTGAGAATACTAGGTATATAAGAACACTAGCTTACGACCTAGATATGTGTAGAGATAAAGTTGAACACGGTAGGGTAACTGTTATGGAAGATTTTGATGTAGCACTTCAATTACTAAGGGCAGGTGTTCCTAATAAGGTTAGCTTCTTTTATGCTCAAGGACAAAAGCAATCTAATGCTGCTGGGGGTTGCTCTACTTACAGAAGCCCTGAGGTACAGGCAGAATCTGCTTTAAAAATGAAAGAGCTACATGATGATTTTGTACGTGTTGTGGAAAAAGAAACTAAGACTGCTTGGGGTTGGGGTAAAAGACAGGACGTAGTTATAAGTTGGAAGAAAGCATATGCAAGTTATCAAGGCTAGAAACGTAAATGACGCACTTATCTTAGGGATAGAGCACCTTGAGATAGAAGGGGAGTGGAGAGAAAGCAGAACAGGAAGGGTTATAGAATCCACGTGCCCTGTAACCACAACTTACACAAAACCGTGTGAAAGGGTTTTATTTTCTAAGGTTAGAGACGCCAACCCTTTCTTTCATTTCCTAGAAGGTTTATGGATGTTAAACGGTGATAGAGATGTGGAGACTGTAGCGTTTTATGTTAAACGTATGGCTGATTTTAGTGATGACGGTAAAACACTTAATGGTGCTTATGGTCATCGCTGGAGACACAAATACTATGACCAAATACCAGAAATAATTAAAATCTTACAAGAAGATTCAAACAGTAGAAGATGTGTCCTACAGATGTGGGATCCTTTTGATCTTTTAAACCATCAAAGCAGAGACGTACCTTGTAACACCAATATCTATTTTAAAATTAGACAACACAAACTACATATGACAGTCTGTTGCAGAAGTAATGATATGATTTGGGGAGCATACGGTGCCAATGTTGTTCATATGTCCATGCTCCATGAATTTATGGCTGGAGCGATTGGGGTAAATGTTGGTGAATACCACCAAATTAGTGATAGTTTTCATGCCTACGAAGAGGTTTATAAACCTCTCTATGAGTCTATAGGGAGACTTGATTATTATTCGTTTAGATATCCACTAACAGGGGTGGCTAATATTTATGAATCTGATGCTGTCGAACCTTATAGTATTATAAGTGTGGATTATAATACTTGGTTTAGTGAATTAGCCTTGTTTATGTATGACCTAAAAAGGTACAAGCATAAAGCGTATAAGTTGGAAGAGAAACCATACACTGATCCTTTCTTTAGAGAAGTTGCTGTACCAATTGCTAAAAGTTACGCACTGTATAAAGACGCTGCCATTGATATGGCTTTAAAGACCACAGAGCAAATCAAAGCAAAGGACTGGGCTTTAGCTTGTAAACAGTGGTTAGAACGTAGGTTGGAAAAGAAAGAATCAAATAAAGATATTGAGGCAGTATTATGACAAACATAGACCGTTGGTCTTATAGTAGGTTAGGAACTTATGAAAGTTGTCCTAAGAAAGCGTACTATAGTTATGTGGAGAAAATACCACAGGAACAGCATCCTGCTGCTCAAAGGGGTACTAGAATTCATCAACTAGCTGAGGACTATATCGTAGGTAAGCTAAAGATAATGCCTAAAGAATTAAGATTGTTCAGTGAAGCTTTTGAAAAGCTAAGAGAGGACTGGTTAGCGAAAAAGGTACACGTAGAACAGGACTGGGCTTTTGATAAAGAATGGGCTATTGCTCCTTGGAGTGGGGACACTACTTGGGGACGTTATAAAATAGATGCCTTTTTAAAAGAGGAAGCCTTTGGGAAGGTAATCGATTTTAAAACAGGAAAATATTGGTCTAACCAGACAGGGTATAGAGATCAATGTTCTCTTTATGCATGTGGGGTTTTTAGTCGGTTTCCAGACCTAGAAAACGTAGAGACGGAGTTATGGTATTTAGACCATCAAAAAATAACAAGACATGCTTTTACGAGAGAAGAAATAGAGGAAGTTCAAGTTAAGTTCACTGAACGTGCAACTGTTATGTGCACTGATGTAGAATTTACAGCCACCCCTTCTGATAACTCATGTCGGTGGTGTGCATATAAAAATATATGTAAGGATTATGGCAAAAGATAGAATTAAAGAGATTGCGTTAAATGATGCAGAATGTCTGGATCAAGCAGAAAAGTCTTACGGCGATTCATGGCGTAAGCGTGGAGGTGTAGGAGCCTTCATGATGTTGGCGAGGAAGTGGGATCGTATTGAGTTACAGGTACAAACCCATAATTACGATGTGTTTAAAGCATTTGCTGCGGACCCTCGTGATGAAGGTATCCTAGATGATATACAAGACCTTCGTCGCTATTTACTATTAGTTGAAGAACATATCACCAAAGGAGGTTAATTATGTTTGGATTTTGGAAGAAAATCTTTGGGAAAGATTCAAAAAGCCCAATGCGACAACATAGGGAAGCTTATGTAAGTCCTTTTGAAGAGAAAAGAAAACAGGTAGAGATGGAAAAAGCAGGAGAAGTTATACTTGATCAGTATAGACCTGAAGAACATCTCCCTGATAGCATAGAAGAAGCTAATGTGGTTGAAGAGAAGCCTAAACGTGCTAGAACTAAAAAAGGTACATATAAAGCTGATGATAAATCAACACCTGACGTTAATGAAGCTTATGTTGGTGGTAAAGCACCAAAGAAAAAAGCTGTTAAGGTAACTCGCAAAAAAGCTAAGAAAAAATAATGATAAAAAGAAATAAACAAGCACTTTTGATACTGACTGTATCAATTCCGTCTTTTTATTTTGGAGTATCACAGTTTGAATTAGGGCAAGCCAGTAGTTTGACTATAGCTTTACTGATAGCTACAAGCATTACTTTGGGAGGAGTGGGGATAGTAGCAGGAGTGACGATGCTATTTACAAAAAACAGATTGGGTTGGTTTGATGATAATGACCCAATTTATAAATTAATAATAAAAAAGGGAGAAAAACCAATGGCTAAAAAGAAAGCTAACTTAATGAAAGACGAACAAGATGCAGTCTTGAGCGTTGATTTAATGAAACGAGAAAAAGAACTGGAAACCAGACGAAAAGAACTTGAGTCTTTATTGGCGGAAGTTTCAAAAGAAGAAAAGGCTGTAGAAAAAAAGCTTATTGAAAAAGGTTGGGTTAATAAGAATGGTTCTTGGGGGATAGAGTAATGGAAATATTAATAGATATACTGCGTATCATAGCTATTATTGTCTGCTTTGCTGCACCTGCTTATGCCATAATTTACTTTGATGACGACAACGCGGAGATGTAATTATGGAAGTACCTATATTCAGTAAATGGTGGGAGATAGCATTATTTGTCCTATTGGGATTACTCTTCCTTCCCTTCTTTCTTTTTTGGTTTTTAGTTGAGGCTTTACATACTGAAATTAAAGATAAGGAGGATATATGACACAACAAATGCCTCTCTTTGCTCCAGAAAGCAAATGGTCTCCTCCACAAAACTTACCTGATTTAAGTTCTGCTAAGGAAATAGCAATAGACTTGGAAACTTGTGATCCAGGTCTTATATTAAAAGGTCCAGGATGGGCTACGGATACAGGTGAAGTTGTAGGGGTATCAGTAGCTACTGAGGGTTGGTCAGGATATTTGCCATTTAAACATCAGGGTGGTGGGAATTTAGAAAAAGATTTTGTTGTTAACTGGCTTAAAAAACAGATGGCAACTTCTTCAGACAAAATATTCCATAACGCTATGTACGATGTGGGTTGGTTAAAAAGGTTAGGAGTTGAGGTAACAGGCACTATCCAAGACACAATGATTGCTGCACCTTTAGTTAATGAAAATAGAAATAGATATTCTCTAGATTCATTAGGTTCAGAGTATTGTGGTGAACGTAAGGATGAGTCTTTACTTAGAGAAGCAGCACATTCTTTTGGGGTTGATCCTAAAGCTGAAATGTGGAAGCTTCCTTCTAACTACGTTGGACCATATGCTGAACAAGATGCTGTTTTGACTTTAAAACTTTGGCAGGTTTTAAAAGAACTTATGGAAAAAGAAGAGGTTAATCAAATCTATGGTTTAGAAAGAGACTTACTCCCCTTACTCATTGAGATGCGGTGGAGAGGTGTACGTGTTGACGAAAATGCTGCAGACGAAAAGTCCCATTACCTAAAGGGTGAGGAAAAAAGATTACTGGATCAAATCAAAAAAGATTACGGTGTACCTATAGAGGTGTGGAATGCTAGGTCAATAGCCAAAGCTTTTGATAAAGCTAATCTAACTTACCCTAGAACACCTAAGTCTAATCAACCCAGCTTTACTGCTCAATGGTTAGAAGGTCACTCACACGAGTTACCTCAATCTATTGTGAAGGCACGTAGATATAATAAGATGCGTACTACCTTCATAGAAAAGATGATATTTGAGCACTCACATAACGGCAGGATACATGGTCAAATGCATCCTTTACGTTCTGATGATGGGGGTACGGTAACTGGTAGATTTAGCTATAGCACACCTAACCTGCAACAAGTACCAGCTAGAGACCCAGAACTTGGACCTTTGATACGTGGGCTTTTTATCCCTGAGGAGGGGTGTTTATGGGGAGCGTTTGACTATAGCCAGCAAGAACCCAGACTGACTGTACATTATGCTTCTCTCACTAATCAGCCAGGAGCACAAAATGCTGTTGAACAGTATAGGGATCAGAATGCAGACTTCCACCAGATAGTGGCGGACATGGCTAACATCCCCAGAAAACAGGCAAAGGACATTAACTTGGCTCTCTCTTATGGTATGGGTAAAAAGAAATTAATCTCAATGCTTGGTATTTCAGATACCGAAGCTGAGGACTTAATTGCTAAGTACCACCACCGAGTACCGTTTGTTAAAGCATTAGCTGATTCCTGTATGCGTAACGCTAGTAATCGTGGTCATGTAACTACGTTACTGGGAAGAAAGTGTCGCTTTAATCTTTTTGAACCACGTGGTCAACGTAACATACCTCTAGCCTACCCCGAAGCTTCAGAGAAGTGGGGGGAAGAAAATATAGTAAGATCATACACTTATAAGGCACTGAATCGTTTGATACAAGGTTCAGCAGCAGACATGACAAAGAAAGCTATGGTCGACCTATATAAAGAAGGTTATGTTCCGCACGTACAAGTACACGATGAACTAGATATATCAGTAGAAACAAAACAACAAGCAAAAGAAATAAAAGAAATAATGGAGAACTGTGTTCAATTAGAAGTCCCCAACTTAGTTGATGCCGAATTAGGTACAACTTGGGGTAATGCAACAACGTCTTATGAGGAGGCATTTAATGAAAGGGATTAGTGAAGCTGATCAAAAAGTACAATTTGATAGAAATAGTCAAATCTACAGAGAATATAAAGGTAGTGGCATAACGATGGATGGTCTTGCCAATGAGTACAAGCTCACCAAGCAACGTGTTTGGCAGATTATACGTCGTTGTCAGCTTGGTAACGGAGACTACTATCAAGGGTATATCAGATACAAAAGCAAGGAAGATTCTTTAAAAGAACTAGGGGTTAAAGGTAAACGACTCCATGAACTCATGCGTAAGTGGATGAGTGAGCAGGGTGCAAAAATGATAACTCTGTCTGGTGAAAGAGAGTAATCTTTGGAACAACCTTAGGGATAAACTTGATGACGTCCTTTGGCAAAGGGTAGAAACAGGTGGAACTGGTAGAGGTATAGCTGATGTATTTGGAGTTTATGATTCCAACTGCTGCTGGGTAGAGCTTAAAGTCACGACGACTAATGCAGTTAAGCTAAGACCTGAGCAAATTTCTTGGTTAGTTAAGTTCGGAAGAGCAGGGGTGGCTACTTATATATTAGTAGGTACTGACAAAAGAACATTGCATCTTTTTTCTGGACTAGACGCACGTGAGGTAAGAGATCAAGGGTTAAAGCATCCTAGCCTATTAGAACTAAGTGCTCCTTACGACTGGAACGCTTTAAGAAACATTTTATTTAGTAAATAAATGTTTTTACATTCGTATAATCATAGTTAAACTATAGGTAAGTAAATAAATAGGTTGATTGACCTAGTGGGCAACATAATGGAGCCTTTTGTCCAGAGTTATGAATAAGGCATTAGATATTTCAAGTGTTTATTTACTAGGTTGGTGTGGCTATGTGGTGCAGTTAACGAATGTTAGAATGAAATTGGCACCTTCTAACCGTAGCCACACTAACTGACTGAGTTTTATGAATTGATACCCCAGCAGGCGGTGGGGAATAAATAACACCTGCGGTGGGAGTTGGCTGTTTCATAATAGCATTTCCAGCCAGAGTTGTTAATAACTCTGGTGCCGATGATCCCATAGTGGGCTGGCATTCTAGCATATTTATGCTAACATATTCACGGATGTCAGCCCATTTTTTATTTAAACAAATGTTCGCAATTCACTAGCCATTCTTAACATAACCCTTTACAATCGTTTAGTCAGCTATATGCTTACCTCACCTATTAAGTAGTTACTACTTCCTAGGTGAGTTGTTTAACATTAATATAAAAACAGGAGAAAACATATGGCACATATGGTAGAGACCATGGCTTATGCAGGAGAAGTCCCCTGGCACGGATTAGGAGTTCAAGTTGAAGATAACTTGACACCTGATGAAATGCTAGTGGCAGCTGGATTGGATTGGACCGTTAGTAAACGACACATGTTTACACACACCACTCCTCAGTATAACGAGTCAGACCCTGAGTTCATGCCCGTTGATGGTTTTCATGTACTTGTACGTGATAATGATCAAAAGGCTTTTGGACCTTGTGGACCTGACTTCATTCCAACTCAAAACCGTGACGCGTTCACGTTCTTTAAAAAGTTCACTGATGCAGGTGACATGAAAATGGAAACTGCAGGTTCTTTGAAAGAAGGTAAACAAGTCTGGGGGTTAGCAAAAATCAATGATGGTTTTGTGCTTCCAGGAGACGACAAGGTTGAGGGTTACATGTTAGTAGCAGTATCACACCAGTGGGGTAAGTCTAATGAAATTAGATTCACACCTATTCGTGTAGTCTGTAATAACACGCTTAGCTTAGCTATGAGTCAAGAAGGTCAAAGAGGTGTTTTTAAAATGCCTCATATCAGAGCCTTTGATGAGGAGATTATCTCCTCTGCGGAACTTGCACTTGGTCTAGCTTCAAATAAAATGAAAGAGTATAAAGAACAAGCAGAATTTTTGACTACTAAAAAGTACAAAAAGGATGACGTTGTTACTTTCATAGCAGACCTTCTTCAACCAAACTTATTGACTGAGCAAATAAAGCTTGAGCATGAGTCTGATGTTAGGAAGATTGCAAAGCGACAAACTATGGTAGATGAGTTTAAGAAAACACCTAGTATGGTTTATGAAGCTTTAGAGCAACAACCAGGAGCAGACATGCTATCTTCAAAAGGTACATGGTGGGGTGCGTACAATGCTGTTACTTTTATAGTAGACCACAAGTGGGGATACGATAGAGATTCAGCAATGCATAACGCTTGGTTCGGTTCTCGTAGTAAACTAAAAGAACGAGCACTAGACAAAGCGATAGAGTATGCCAAAACAGCATGATGAATTTGAGATAGCAATCCATTCGCTTCTGGAAATGGAAGAAGCGACAATGGAAGTTGCGCAAAAATTAACTGCCTTTGCTGAGGAACTTGTTAAGACTGGGGAATACCACCCCAGTCTTCTCATTTCTGGTTTTTTATGGTCAGCAGTCTATATGGCGATTACGCCAGCAGACTCAAATGACCCATTATTATTAACTGATGATGAATTACTAGATGTGATGAATCAAGCCCTCA